ATCGACCAGCGCCTTGACCACGTTCTTGTCGAAGGTGGTCGCGTCGCTGTCGCCGAGCAGGCCGTAGAGGTTGTTGGCGTGGATCAGCAGCTTCCGGTTCTCCATCGGCACGTTCTTGGTGTCGAGGAGCTTCTTCGCCTGCCGCATCTTCGCGGTGTTGAGGTTGCTGTCGGTTCCGCCGATGGCGTTCGACACCGTCAGCGACGTGCTGGCGGCTTCGAGAGAGTCGATGATGATCTGGTCGTCGCGGCGGCCGATGGCGGCGGCGATGGTGTGCCCGAGAAGCGCCTGTTCGGAGAAATTCACCTTCTGCTGCATGAAGATGTCGGTGTACTGAGGTGCGTTCCAGTCGCCGAGCGTCGCGGTGTAGTTTGTCGGCCCGGTGTTCATCGGCACCACGTCGGTCTGCGGCACGCGCGGCGTGGCGATGCCGGGCGAGTAGGTGGTGAACCGTTGCGTCGACCCGATCACGCCGGTCTTGCGGCGGACGTGCGGGCGCAGGACGCCGAGCGCCTGATATTCGTGCTTCACCTGATCGTCGAACGCCGCGATGTTGGCGTCGGAAAGCTGCGTCGAGAGCAGGGCGCCGACGATCATCCCCTCGGGATAACCGAGCAGGGCGCAGGCGACGCCGACGGCAACGATGATGATCTTGAGGAACATTGTGATCGCTCCGGGTTGCGTTGATACGCTTACTCGCGGAGCGATAGGCCCTTGCGGGGTCGCCCACATACGCGCCTTGCGGGCGCGCGCCGTGAGGGAGTTGCCCCTCGACCACGGGTCCGGCCGAAGCCGGATATGCCGACGAGGGGGATCGTAAGAGCCAAAACCCAGGCTCTTGTCAAGCCCCCTTGCCGTAGACCCTCTCGTATTCCTTCTGCAGCCGCTCCCATTCCGCCTGCGCCGTCTGGTCGCCCTTGCGCGCGCGGATGGACAATTCGCCAATCTTTTTTCTCAGCCCCTCGCCGGTCAGCGTGGCGCTCGCGGTCTCGCGGATCAGCGCGGGGATCGGCTTGGCGCCGTGAGCCTCCATCAACCGCTGCATCATCTTGACGCCGCCGGCGGTGCCGCACGCAATCGCGAATTCCGTGAAGTCGTCGCGGTCGAACGCACCGGCGCGCATCAGGTTCTCGCCAACCGCCGCCATCGCGTTGACGACGGCCTGCCCCTGCGGCCCGAGCTTTTCCATTTCGGCCTTGGGGTTGGTCGGCGGCGGCAGCAGCATCGCCGCCTGCTCCAGATAGCCGTTGTAGAGCTTGTTCGCGCGCTCGTTCGAGATACCGAGATCGTGCGAAGCCTGCTTGAACCACTTGAGCAGCGAGTCGTCGGTGCCCGACAGCAGCGCGGCCTCGACCGGCGCCAGCTTCTCGTCGGCCTTGAATTCGTACCCGTCGGGGTTGGCCGGCGGCGCGTCCGGTCGCGCGCGAGCCTGCCGCATGAAGTCGGCCTGCGACTTCTGCATCTGCTCGACCAGGATCGTCTTGGTCTTGTTGTCCCAAAAGCTGTCGGCCAGCCATTCCGGTTTCTCGTCGAGCTTGAACGGCATCGCCGCGTCGGCGGTCTTATCGGCGGCCGTCTCGGCGGCCTTGTCTGCCGCGGTGGCCTTGTCGTCGCCCTTGCTGGCGAGATCGAGCAGGCTCGCCGGCGGAGCGCGGTGATCGCCCTCTCCGCCGGCGTCCTTCCCGCCGCTGCCACCGCTGTCTGCGGCGGAAGTCGCTTTGGCGTCCGTGTCGGCCGCCTTGGTCTCGGGGTCCATTATTTTCTCCCTTTCGGCTTGCGTTGTTTCTTTTGCCGATCCTCGTAGGTCTCGACGATCTTCGCCCACCGCTCGACCAGGGCGCGCTGTCCTTCGCGCGCGAAGCCGGCGGCGATGCCGTTGAGCAGGCCGAGCGACGGGTCGAAGCCGGGCTCGCGCGCGATCTGCTGGCGCGCGCGCTCAAGCGTGCGGCGGCCGGCCGGGGTTGAGAACGTCTCGAACAGATCGCGCGCCGCCTCCTCCTGCTCGTCGCGCCGCTCCTCGCTCTCGCCGGGAGTGGCGCGGAATTCTGGCGGGAGAAGGCCGTCCCAAAATCCTTCGCGGAAGTCGTCGAGGCCGGGGATTTTCGTCACTGGACCGAGCCCTCGGCACCGTCGAGATCGGACCCGTATGGCGCCGCCCCGGCGGTGACGGGGTTCTCAGGCCCGGTGTCGCCGGGCGGCGGGCCTTGATCGGCCGGCGGCTGCTGCTGCCGCGCCATCATCATCGCCACGGTCTGCATCAGCGCGCTTTTCTCCGCCGGCGGGCGGATCAGAGCCGGCGGCACGTTGAGTTGTTCCGCGATCCAGTGCGGGATGGTCTCGACGCGGGCGGTGAGCGCGACAAGCTCAGGGCCGAGCGGCGCGATCATGTCGAGCCACGCGAGCACGTTCTTGACCTCCCCCATGCCGCGCGTCCGGGCGATGGGCGACACGATCTCGACATCGACGGTCGATCCGTCGATCACGACCGGGTAATCGATCAGCTTCTTGCGCTGCATGATCTGCAGCCCGCGGTGAACCAGCCAGACCACAAGCTCCTTGTAGACGCGGGTGAACGGCGCGCCGATGTCCATTTGCGTCGCCGCGATCCGCTCGCTGATCTCATACGCGGAGCGCACCGGGCCGGTGTCGGGCGGGAGCCGTGTGTCGAACAAGGTGCGCCGGATGCGCTCTTGCAGATCGGCGAGCACGATCTGGCCGAGATCGAATTTCCCCGGCGGTGTGAGCGGGGCGAGCGACGGACCCATCGGGTGGCCTTGGTTCCGCGCCACCGGGATGATCGTGCCGGGCGTCAGCCGCACGTTGTTCGGGTTGAGCACGCCGTCGTCCGTGGCCGTCCAGATGCCGGTCATGGAGATCGAGGCGTTCTTGAGCAGGATTTCGACGGTCTTGTTCGCCGTCAGGATGTCGGGCAGCGCGTGAACGATGGGGCCGCGCCCGAAGCTCTCGTCCGGCATCTTGGTCCAGTAGACGAGGCCCCACGGCGGCGTGCCGTCGTAGGTCTCCGGGTTCTTGAGCAGCCGCTTCTCGGGCGATTTCAGGACCACCTCGTAGTAGCTCTTGCCGGTGGCGAAGTCGCGATAGCAGCAGTCGATGATCTCAAGCTCGGGGTCGTCGTCGGTCCCGAGCTTCTTCTCGATCTCCGCCGGAAGCTCGGCGCCCGGCCATGTGTCCTTGACGTTGGAGGCCCGCATCGAGACCTTGCGGTAGATCGCGCGCCATTGTCCGTTCGGCCCCGGCTCGACCGCGATCATCGGCGTCGGCACCGAGTGAAACACGAACGGATCGACGAGATCGCCCTCCTCGAACAGCAGCGCCATCGTGCCGACGTAGAGATCGTAAAGGCCCTCGTTGCCGGCGGTGCTGAAATTCGACCGCTTCATCAGCGAGTGCCAGATCGCGCTCGCCTGATCGAGGATGGTCGCCGCCTGATGCTTGACCGCCTCGGGCGTGGCCGCGCCCGGATTGAGCTTGATCCAATCGCTGTCTGGCGGGAAAAGGTTCTGCATCAGCCGCGAAATGCCGTTGTGAGCGGCGTCGCTGCCGGTGCTGTCGAAGATGTACTGCCCCTGGTACTGGCCGCTCGACCGCTTATCGACCACGTCGCGGTGGGGCATCGTGTAGCGGTAGCAAAGTCGCCAGAGGTGGCGCCATAGCTGCGCCTCGCCCTCGGCGCGCTCGTAGCCCTTGACGATCTGCTTGGCGGTGCGCCGCTGCTCCGCCCTGGCGCGCGCCATCAGCCAAGAACCTCGCGGGCCGTGTCGTTCTCGGCGTACTTCAAGAGACCGCGCCCTCTGAACCTGCTCTCCCGCGCCCTGCGCTGCGCGGCGTCGCGCTGGTCGACCTTCGACTTGTCGCGCTCGGCCGCCGCGAATTGATTACGCTGCAGGTCGATCAACTCCTGGCTCGGCCCGCCCTTGCCACCACCGAACGTCGCACCCATTCAAGACCTCCGCACCATCGCGCAACAGCGCGCGGTAAAGACCGAGCGGCGTCAACACGCGCCGCGATGGGGCGAGATAGAAACCCATGATCGAGGCGCAGGTCAAGGGGACGCCGAAGCGATAGCGCGACAGCGGCCGAAGGCGGTAGTCGCGCCAGGAGCGGGTCAGCGTGACGATTGTCACGTCGGCGGCGCTCCAGATTTCGCGAAGGCGCTGGAACGGCCAGCCTACGCCGGCCCTGACTTCGAGGCCCGAGACCAGCGGCTCGATCTCGACCACGAAACCTGGCGCGACCTCGGAGACCATGAAGCAATGTCGGAAACCTCGCTTGAGCAGCGGTCGCCAGAAGCGGCCCGGCGAGCCGTCCGAGAACACCACCCAAGACCTCACCGTCCGAAAACGTCGAAGTCCGTCCGCGCCGATAAATTCCCCGCCTTCCACGCCTCGCTCCTCTCGCCGCTTCCGGTC